ACAAACAACCGCCGCCCCTGGCCACGCAGCCCGGCCACGCGGGTGGCCAGCGTGCGCACCCAAAAGTCAGCGCCGAAATGCACCCGCGCCCATTCGGTGCCCAGCGTTTGCGCCAGGTGCCGGTAAGACACGCCCAGGCCAGGGATGGCCGTTTCCTTCAAGTCGCGGCGCTCCATGTAATCGGCGCTGCAGCCATTGGCCACCAGCAGCTCGCGCACCATGCCGCGTATGGGGTCAGCAAAGGCCAGGCCGCAAAAGTCGTGTTTGTTTTCCAGGATGGCGCGCACGCTGTCTTTCCCGCTGCCCGCCGGGCCGCATAGACCGACCAGAATGGTGTGTTGTGGGGTGTGTGTCATGTCCTCGGGTTCTTCCAATGGTTCAAACAATGTTTGGCGTGCCGCCATCGGCCCAGCCAGTGGCCACGCGCTGGGTGCGCCAGGTGCCGGTGGTGGGGTCAATGCGGCGCGCCAGGGTGGTGGTGCGGGTGGCCTGGGTGCGCTTCCATTCGGCGGTTCGCAGCGCGTGTGCACGTGCCTCCACCACACGCGCCCGCACCGGGTCGGCCAGCGCTTCTGCCAGCGTGGCGCAGCAGCGAAACCGCAGGCTTTCAAACGCCGCCGCCCGGTGCGCGTCAGTCACCGGAGGCAAATCGGGGCAGGGTGGTGTGGGCATGGTGGTGCAGCCAGGCAATGGGTCAGCCCATGCGGGCGAACAGGTAGCCAGCCACAAAGCCAGCCGCCACAATCAGCAGCGCGCCAACCAGCACGGCCAGCGCCACATCAGCCAGCCACAAGTCGTCGTCGTCCAGATCGGACAAATCCGGCTCCACGGGTGTGATGTCATCCAGCCATGGCGTGGCCTGTGTGCTGGCCACTTGAACGGCCACAGGCGCATGCGGTGCCATTGCCCACGTTTCGCGCATGCGCCGCTGATGCTGGGCGGCTGTGCGGGCAATGAACGAAGCCAGGCGCTTTTGTGCGTCGGCAGCCATCTGGTCAACATCCAGCCCGCCGGTGTGTGTGGTGGGCGCGCTCATTTGCCGGCCACCTTCAGGTCATCCGCAGCAATGGGCACTTCGATGTGCCGCTGCCCCTTGCGGCCCACGCACACCAGCCGGTCGGCGTGGTCATATTCCGGCGCGGTTTGTGGCCCAAACGCCCGATGGCAATGCGCCACCGCCTGCGCCCATTCGCGGCGCTCGGCATCCATCGCCACCTGGTCGGCGTGATAGTCGGTATCCATTGCCACCGCCCAGGCGGCAAAGATCAACACAAACAGGGCCACATTGGCCAAGCGGTGGCGGGTCATGCTGCACCGCCTTTGCTGGCGTGCTTTACCAGCAGCTTGTAATTGGCCAGCTTCACGGCGGCCGGAATGCCGCGTGTGCGCCAGTTTGAAACACGCTGTGCAGCGTGAGACCCCTTGATGCCCAGCAACTGCGCGGCCAACGTGCTGCCGCCCAGCCTTTCGATGATGGCCGCATCAGCGTGCTGCGGCGCCTGTGTCTTTCGTCCCATGCTGCGTACTCCCCGCCACACCGTGTGGCGATGAGTAACTATACCTTGGGGTAAGTCTTATGACAATACCCATAGGTAAAAATAAAGCAGCAGACGTAAAAAAACCCGCGCAGGCGGGTTTGTTTGTGTTCGGGGTGCCGTCACATGACCGATTGGCCGTTTATCGTTAGCTGTGTGACTTTTTTCAGGCTTTGGCTGACAACGCACGAGCCTGTCGCGGCAACGTCATTGCCCAGCCCGTTACGAAGTTTCATCATTTTTGTGGATGGCCCCCATGAGAAAAAGTATTCCCCTTTATCTGAACTGATCGGGGCAACGCTGGGGACTTTCGCGCTGTCTGGGTCTTTCGATGCTTTTTTGATAGCCAGTTCGCACAGCGTCATTGCATCATGTTCTGCCAGGCCGACAAGCGTTGGCACACGTGATGGCGTGTGTGTGCTTGTCTGGCTTGTGACGGGTGGGGCTTTGCTTGGCGATGTCGCAAACAAAACCAGTGTGCCAAGGCCTAGCGCTGCTGCTGTGGCTGTCAGTTTCCAATGTTTGCCGAGTGTGTAGGCAATCCCGTGTTTCATGTGCTGTTCCCGTCCCTTCAGTAGTCGTGTCCGACCCAGGCTTTTACCACCCGGCCGATCACTTCAAAATCCATTCCTGGCTTGATTGTCCATTCGCGGTAGGCTTTATTTTCGCTGATGGCTACGATGCCTTCGCCTGGTATGCGCTGCAGCCGCTTTACGAATCCCTCATCGCCTACCCTAAAAAAATAAATCCCGTCATGGTCGACGCCTCGCACGCCGGTGTCCACCATGATCGGGTCGCCAGGCTGAAACACCGGGCGCATGCTGTCACCAAAGCCCGTGACCACAATCAAATTGTTTGTCGACGTGATGACACGGATGTTTTTTGCAATCCATTCGTTTGACACTATCCATTCCCTGATTACGCCGGGCTGGTCGCGCAGTGTCACCCCATGACCCATCGCGCCGCCCGTGTCGTAGTGAGGAATGTGGGCCACATCCGCATCATTTTTTGATACGTGGTTCACGATGTACGCGCCTGCATGATCGTTTGTGTGGGCAATTGAGGTCGACAGCCAGCCAGGAAAAGCCGCCGTCAGCTTTTCTGCTGTGTCCTCTCCCATGCGTTTGAACCCCGGTTTGCTTTCCGGGTAGAGCATGCGCGACACATAGCTGGCGTCTTTCCCGATGCGCTCCGCTATTCGGGTGATGCCACCTTTGCCAAGTCCTTGCGCCAGCACTTGGAGCGCTGTGCGACGTTGTTCGTATTTGTCCATGGCGTATTGCATCGTTTGCATACCCAAAAGTAAATTTCCCGCAGGTATTGAAAAATACCTTACCCGTAGGTAAGATATGCGGCATGAAAGAAGTGCTTGCATACCTCGCCACATTGCCGCCCACCGAGCGTGATGCCTTCGCGGCCCGGTGCGGCACCACAGTCGGATACCTGCGCAAAGCTGCATCTGCTGGCCAGCGCATTGGCGAAGACATTGCCATCCGCATTGAGCGCGAAAGCAACCGCGCCGTGACTGTTGAGCAGTTGCGGCCGGATGTTGATTGGGCCTACATACGCGGCACCAACTGCAAGAACGAACAAGCCGCCTGAACCATGGCGCATCCGGTTTCCCGCACCAAAGGCCGCGCCTGCCCGAGCAGAGCGCTTTCCCTCCCGACCGCAGGCGAGTTCACATCCTCTCGTCACCTGCGCATCCTGGCAGACCCGCACGCGGGCCGAGCACACAGCCAGGACGGAAGGCGCGGCCTGCGGGTTTTTTCTTCCAACAACGGGCAAGCACATGGCTGAACACAACATCCGCGTGGTCACGCTGCTGACTGGTGACGAATACCTGGCCATGCAATCCATGGCTGACAGCGAAGGTATGAGCGATTCGGCATTCATTCGGCGGCTCCTGAAGCTGGAGGCCCAGAAGCGGGCCATGGAGCGATTCTGTGCTCAGCAGCGCCCCGGCGAAACCACAGAACCTGCACAGGTTCGCAGCAAGTTCCACGCATGAAACACCAGTGCAGCCCCTTTGCCCCACGCAAGGCGGGCGCACGCGCCTTTTTTTCGCAGTCTGAAAAAGCATCGGCCACACCCCCCGGGGTTAGGTACTTCCACCCCCATACAAGCGCGGGTAATGCGAGCCCCGCTGGGTGGGTAGTCAGTGGCTGCGGGGGTTACTAAAACAACATGGCCTCAAATTACGATGATGTGCTGGGGCAGCTGACTGCCGCCGGCCTGCGGGTGGACTACCTCAACATCGGGCGGCTGACGCGCTGCAAGGTGGAGGGCGACCGCGAAAAGCGCGGCTGGTATCACCTGCATGAAATGCGCCTGGACAATGGCGACGAGCTGATAGTCGGCAGCTATGGCGTGTGGCAGGGCACGAGCAACAATGCCACGAAAGTGGAGCTGCGCAAAGCCGAACTGAGCGCCGAGCAGCGCGACGCGATGCGCAAGCGCCTGGCCGAAGACCGCAAGCGTGCCGAGCTGGCCCGCCAGGCCGAGGCTGACAAGGCCGCCGAGCGCGCCCGCAAAGCCTGGGCGGCCTGTGCCGAAACCGGCCACATCGACTACCTGGACCGCAAAGGCGTGGGTGCACACGGCGTGCGCTTTTCGCCGCAGGGCGCCATGGTGGTGCCCATGCTGGACGTGGCCAACAAAATCCACGGGCTGCAAATCATCCGTGGCAGCCAGGCCGCCAAAGGCCGCAAGCTCAACAAAGAATTTTGGCCCGCTGGCCTGGCCGTGAAGGGCCATTTTCATCAGATCGGCATGCCACATCCCCACGGCGTGCTGCTGCTGACCGAGGGTTACGCCACCGGTGCCAGCCTGTACGAAGCCACCGGCACGCCCGTGGCCATTGCCTTCAGCGCCAACAACCTGGCCCCGGTGGCCGAGGCCTTGGCCAAGCGTTACAAAGGCCTACGGGTGCTGGTGTGTGCCGATGATGACAAATTCAGCACAGGCAACCCAGGCATCACCGCCGCCAGCACCGCCGCGCTGGCCGTGGGCGGCGAATGGGTGGCCCCGGTGTTTGCCGACGAAGCCGCCCGCCAGGCTGCATTCGACGCCAACGGCACCAAACTGAGCGACTTCAACGACCTGCACATGGCCGAAGGCCTGCAGGCCGTGCGCGCCCAGGTGCAAGCCCGCCTCACGGCGCTGAATTGGCACGCCGCCGCCAAGCGCGTGCCCACAGCCACGGGGGGGGAGGGTGCCGCCGCCCACCCAGCCAGCAACACGCCCGCGCCGCTGCGCCCGGTTGACAGCCTGGACGAACTGCTGGAGCGCTTTTCGCTGGTGTACGGCCAGGGCGGCACCGTGTTCGACCACTACCAGCACCGCCTGGTGGCCCTGAGCGACATGCGCGACCTGTGCATGGCCCGCGAAATTCACCGGGCGTGGATGGAACACCCAGACCGCCACATTGTGGCCGTGGAAAACGTCGGCTTTGACCCCGCCTGCACCGACCCCGAAATCCAGTGCAACCTGTGGGCAGGCTGGCCAACCACCCCGAAGGCTGGCAACTGTGAACACCTGCTGGACCTGCTGCGCTACATGTGCAGCAACGACGACAACCCAGACCGCCTGTACCAGTGGGCCATCCGCTGGCTGGCTTATCCCATCCAGCACCCCGGCGCCAAGATGAAAACCACCATCGTGGTGCACGGCCCCCAGGGCACAGGAAAAAACCAGTTTTTCGAGGCCTACATGGCCATTTTTGGCCGCTACGGCCGCGTGATCGACCAGTCAGCCATCGAAGACAAATTCAACGACTGGGCCAGCCGCAAGCTGTTTCTCATTGCCGACGAAGTGGTGGCCAGGTCTGACCTGTACCACATCAAAAACAAGCTGAAAGCCTTCATCACCGGCGACTGGATTCGCATCAACCCCAAGGGCATGAGCGCCTACGATGAGCGCAACCATGTGAACATGGTTTTCCTCAGCAACGAAGCCCAGCCCGTGGTGCTGGAAGAAGACGACCGCCGCCACGCCGTCATTTACACCCCCGAAAAGCTCAGCCCCGACTTTTACGCCGGCGTGCGCGCCGAAGTGGCCAACGGCGGCATTGAAGCCCTGCACCACTACCTGGCCCACCTGGACCTGGGCGACTTCGACGCCGGCACCCTGCCGCCCGCCACCCGCGCCAAACAAACCCTGGTGGCCCTCAGCATGGACAGCCCCCAGCGCTTCGTGCATGCGTTCGCTGCTGGTGATGTGGACGGTTTCCCGGGCGAAGACAGCAACCCCGGCCTGCTGCTGCCCGCCCGCAGCCAGGATGTGTTCGACCTGTACGTGGAATGGTGCCGCCGCCAGGGCATCCGGGCGCTCAGCCAGCCTAAGTTCGTGAACATCCTTGAAACCAAATTCAAGGCCACAACCGCCCGCAAGCGCCTGGGCGGCAAAGGCAACCCCGTGCGCGTGCTGACCATGCCAAAGGCCAAAACCCTGCCCGATGGCGAAAACGAAGGCGACTGGCTGGAAATGCGGTGCCATGCATTCACCGCCGCCCTGCGCGACTTCAAAAACCACCTGGGCAGCTACGCCCAGGCCGCCTGAGCACCGCAAACGATGGCCCAGAACCACGCATTCAGCCACGCCACCACCCCATGTGCCGGCACAAGTGCCGGACTGTGTGCCGGGTTTTTTGCCAAAAAACCCAATGAAATCAACGATGTGCCGGATGTGCCGGGTTTAAGCCCCACTTTCCTCATGCGGGCGCGTGCGTGCGCACACGCGAGCACTCAGCAAAAAACCGCCCCTCGCATAAACAAATACCCCCGGCACATCCGGCACATCCGGCACATCCTTGTTTTTAAAAGAAAAAATGGAAAGAAAGGCGGCACAGTGAACGGCACAAACCACCCCAACCCGGCACAACACCCCGGCCAGCCTGCCCAACTGGCCAGCCGCACCATCCGCACCACTGAATCCAACGCAAAGCAAGTGCAACAGCTGGTCAAAGCCGACCCCCAGCTGCACGCCCTGGTGCAAAGCCTGCAGGCGCAAGGCCTGTTTCCCGGCCTGCGCGCCGTCACCTTCCACCTGACCGGCACGCCCGAGCACTGCGCCCAAGGCCTGGACGCCTGGCCCGCCGCCACCACCACCGAGGCCCCCACATGCTGACCATCCAAATCAACGGCATAGACCAGGTGCGCGCCCAGCTGGGCACCGCAGGCAAGCAGGCCGCCTTTGCCGCCAAGAACGCCCTGAACAACGCTGCATTTGCCATCAACAAGCAAATCAAAGCCGACATGCAGGGTGCCTTCCGGGGTGGCGCGACCAAATACACCCTGGCGGCGTTCAAGGTGGAAAAGGCCAGCAAGCAAAACCTGCAAGCTACCATCATGCTGCGCACGGACGGCAACAACCCACACAGCCAAACCCTGGCCCACCTGTTCACCGGCGGATCGCGCCAGTGGAAGCGGTTTGAAGGCCTCATTCGCCGCGCCGGTGCCATGCCCGCCGGCAGCATCGCCGTGCCTGGCCGTGGCATCCGGCTGGACGCACGCGGCAACATGAGCCGTGCCCAGCTGGCCGAGCTGCTGGGCGCCCTGCGCACCGGCCTGCAAGTAGTGCGCCGGGCGGGGCGCGGCAAGCAACAGAAAGCCGTGGGCTATTTCGTGCTGCCCCAGCGCCACGGCAAGCTGCTGCCCGGCATCTACAAACGCATCAGCACCGGCGGCTGGCTGGGTGGCGGCAACGCATCCAGCGGCCTGCAGCCCATGATCGTGTTTGTGCCCATGGGCACCTGGCGCCGCTACATCAACCTGGAGGCCATCGCCCAGCAGCAGCTGCGCGGCTTCGTGGCCGACTTCAACGCCCAACTGCGCCAAGCCCTGGCCACCGCCAAATGAGCGCCCAGGCCACGCCCCCCGCCTACCTGAAGCGCAGCCAATACGCCGCGCACATCGGCCGCAGCCCCGGCTACATCACCCAGCTGGCCGCGCAGGGCAGGGTGGTGTTTACACCTGATGGCCGCTTTGTGGACGTGGCCAAAACCAACGCCCTGCTGGCCCAAACCGCCGACCCCGCCAAGCAACCCGTGGCCGACCGCCACGCTGCCGCCCGCCAGGCCGCTGCTGATCTGCGCGATGCCGACCACGAGGTGCAGCGCCACTTGCCGCCCAACGAACCCGACCCAGACCACACCGCCAGCGAATACAACTTTCAAGGCGCCAAAGCCAAGCGCGAACACTACGCCGCCGAGCGCGAACACGCCGCCTACCTGAAAGAAGCCGGCGAACTGATGGAGCGTGGCCAGGTGCTGGCCGCCTTTGCCGAGGCTGGCACCCTCATCCGCGCGCGGCTGGAAAGCTGGCCCAACCTCATGCCGCCCCTGCTGGTGGGCCAGCCAGAAGACGCCCTGCAGCGCACCCTGGCCGAGCATGTTGAAAACCTGCTGCGCGACCTGTCCGACACCTTCAGCAGCCTGGCCAAAGAAGACCACCCCGCATGACCCACCCCGCCGCCGCCCAGCCCAGCCCCTACGCCCGCCCGCGTGGCCTGGGCTTTAACGCGCTGGCACGGGCCATGGTGCCCCGCAAACCCCTCACCGTCAGCCGCTGGGCCGACGAAAACCGCTACCTCAGTAACAAAGGCAGCTCCCGCCCAGGCAAGTGGCGCACTGACGCCAACCTTCCATTGGCCGAACCCATGGACGCCATGAGCGCCCGCAGCCCCGTGCGCGAGGTGGTGCTGATGTACCCCATCCAATTCGGCAAAACCGAGGTGGCCATCAACACCCTGGGCTACTGCATGGACCACAACCCCGGCCCGGTCATGGTGTGCCTGCCGGGCGAAGTGTCAATGAACAAGTGGGTGGCCCAAAAACTGGCCCCCATGATTGAAGAAAGCCCCGCCGTCAAACGGGCGCTCACCAGCGTGGCCAGCCGCGACAGCGCCAACACCCGCACATTCAAAGACTTCGCCGGCGGGCAGCTCTACATAGAACATGCCGGCAGCCCCGCCCGCCTGAAATCCACCAGCGTGCGCACCCTGCTGGTGGACGAAGTGGACGAATTCGCCAACAACTTAGGCGGCGGCGACGACCCGCTGGAGCTGCTGGAAGGCCGCACCAGCGCATTCCCCGGCACCTACAAACGCCTATACATCAGCACGCCCACCATCAAAGGCATCAGCCGCATTGAAGCCCTGTGGGAAAAATCCGACCAGCGCCGCTACCACGTGCCCTGCCCACACTGCGGCCACATGCAGCACCTGCAATGGGCCGGCCTGAAGTGGAGCGACCGCGCCGAGCGCGCCTGGTATGTGTGCCAGGACTGCGGCGCCGAAATTGAAGAACACCACAAAACCGCCATGATTGCCGCCGGCGAATGGCGCCCCACCAACCACCAGCCCAGCCGCGTGCGCGGCTACCACATCAACTGCCTGTACTACCAATTCGGCCTGGGCCCCAGGTGGGCGGATCTGGCCCAACGCTGGCTGGAGGTGCAGAACGACCCCGCCCGCCTGAAAACCTTCATCAACGACCGCCTGGCCGAACCGTGGGAAGACCGCGCCATGCGCGCCGTGCGCCACAACGCCATTGCCGACCGCGCCGAGGCTTACCCCCTGCGCACCGCCCCCGCCGGGTGCCTGGTGGCCACCGCCGGCGTGGACACGCAAGACAACCGCCTGGCCGTGCATATCGTGGGCTGGGGCCGTGGCATGGCCTGCTGGACCATCGACTATGTGGAGCTGCCCGGCGACCCCGCCGGTGACGAAGTGTGGACAGCCCTCACCGAGCTGCTGAACAAACCCATTCAACGCCAGGGCGGCGGCACCCTGCGCATTGAAGCCACCGCACAAGACGCCGGCGGCCACCGCACCGAGGCCGTCAAAAACTACGCCCGCCAGCGCCGCATCCGCCGCCCGCTGGTCATCTTCGGCGCCACCGCCAACAACGCCCCCATTTTGAGCAAGGGCAAGCAAATGGACGTGACGTGGCGCGGCCAAACCGACAAGCGCGGCGTGGTGGTGTACCACGTGGGCACCGTGGGCGCCAAACACTGGCTGTACAGCCGCCTGAGCACCGATGCCGACAAACCCACCGCCGCCGACCGCCTGTGCCACTTTTCTGACCAGCTACCGCCCGAGTTTTTTTCGGGCCTGGTGGGCGAAATCTACAACCCCGCCAAAAACCGCTTTGAAGCCAAAAAAGGCCACCGCAACGAACCGCTGGATACCTGGGTGTACGCCTTCGCCGCCGCCCACCACGCCGAGCTGCGCCTGCACCGCTACACCAAAGCCGATTGGGATGCGCTGGAAGCCCGCCTGGCTGCCCGCACCGCCCAGCCCGTGGAAGACGCCGTAGACAAAACCGCCCAGCCCGCACCCGCCGCGCAAGCGCCCCAGCCCCACAAACCCGCCAACCCCCTGCTGCACCGCCCAGCCCGCCGGCCCGCACCCGGCAGGGCAGGGTGGTGATGCCCGCACATCGCCCGCACATCGCCCGCACATCAACCGCCGCCTGCCTATGACCATTACCATCACCGCCCGCAACCCCGCCACCGGCGCCACCCGAACTGTCAGCCGCGCCGCCAGCCGCCCCCTGTTCACCGGCCAAAGCACCACCGGCCCCGGCGTGCCGCTGCCACAGCCAAGCGCTGACGATGTGGTGCAAGACATCCTGGCCACCGTGGCCACCCTGCTGGCCAAAGCCGCCCCAGGCGTGGACGCCGACACCACCGCCACCCTGCTGGCCGAGGCCGACCGCCAGGCCCGCGAAAGCTGGGGCGGCTTCAGCACCTATATTGCCGTGCGGCGCGGCATGCCGGCTGGCATGCAGCACGCCGCTGCCGTGCGGCGCGATTATTATCAGCACCACATGCATTACGGTGCCATTTGCCGAAAATACGGCATCAGCAAATCCACCGTTTACCGTATCCTTGGCCAAAAAGAACAGGCAGACCAATGATCACCGAGCAGCAGCAAACCTTGATCATTCAAGAGTGCGCCGAACAGGTGCTGGCAGACAGCTATTTTGCTGTTCACCACATCGCCCAGGCATTGGCCAGCCTGTGCAGGCCCGGCGACTTTGACCAGGCGGGCTACATCTGCCAGCGCATTAGCCTGCGTGTTCGCTTTTTACACAGTGATGCATTCCAGCTGGACGAGCTGGTAAGCGCTTGCGCCATTGCCACGGCAGTGTGGGCCACGGCGCCGCAAAACCTGCAAATTGTGCGAAGCCTGCGCAAATACCCACACGCCGCTGCAATCATTCGGGCGGCATCTGATTCCCCCCGAAAAAATTCCACAAAACAGGCCATCCAAAAGCTGGCAACGCATTTGCCTGCTGACTGATTCCCGTGTTTTGTAGGTGGTGGGAACGGCCCGGCGGTGCAATCCCCGCCCATGAGCGCCCCCATCAGCACAACCGAACCCACTGCACTGCCCGCCGGCGACACCGCCAAATGGCGCCGCACCTACACCCCCTGGTTGGCATCTGACGGCTGGGCGCTCTCCTATACCTTCGTCAACGCCACCACGCGCATTCACTTTTCGGCCACCGCCGACGGCGACGCCCACCTGGTGAACGTGCCCGCCGCCACCACCGCCACCTGGGCGCCCGGCACCTACGCCTGGCGCGCCCAGGCCAGCAAAGCCGGCGAGGTGTACACCGCCGCCACCGGCAGCATCAGCATCCTGCCCGCCTGGGGCACCGCCACCGATGCCCGCACGCACGCCGCCAAGGTGCTGGCCAACATCGAAGCCTACCTGGAAAACGCCGCCAACCTGGCCGCCGCTGAATACGAAATTGCCGGGCGCAGCCTGAAGCGCCACAGCCTGCCTGAACTGCTGGCCCTGCGCGACCGTTACCGCATGGAAGTGGCCCGCGAATCCGCCGCCCAGCGCGCCGCCGCCGGCCTGGCCCCCCGTGGCCGCATTGCCGTGCGCTTCGGCGCATAAGCCCAACAGCCCCACACACCACCCAGCCCATGGCCAACATCCTAAAACGCGCCGCCGCCTGGCTGACCAACAAGCCCACCACACCAGCCAGCCACCAGGTGCGCCGCTTCCAGGCCGCCCGTATCGACCGCCTGAGCGCCGACTGGCTCGTTACCACCCAAAGCATCAACCAGGAACTGCGCAGCGACCTGGACCGCCTGCGCGCCCGTGGCCGCGACCTGGCCAACAACAACGACTATGCCCGCCGCTTCGTGCGCATGTGCCAGGACAACATCGTTGGGCCTGACGGCATCCGCCTGCAAAGCCGCGTGACCGAAGCCAACGGCACGCCCGACCGCCTGGCCGCCAAAGCCATTGAGGCCGGCTGGCAGCAGTGGCAGCCCCTGGCCGACGCCACCGGCAAACAACACTTTGTTGACATGCTGCGCACCGCCGTGGGCGGCCTGCCGTCTGATGGCGAGTTTTTGCTGCGCGAAGTGCGCGGCAGCGCCGCCGGCAACCCCTACGGCTACGCCCTGCAGCCCATCGATGTGGACCGCATCGACACCACCTACCACGGCCGCGCCGCCAACGGCAACCAGGTGGTCATGGGCGTGGAAATCGACGCCTACCGCCGCCCCCAGGCCCTGCACCTGTTCCTGGCCCACCCCAACGACGGCGAACACAGCAGCCGCCAGCGCGAGCGCGTGCCCGTGGCCAACCTCATCCACGCCTACCGCACCGACCGGCCCGAACAGCTGCGCGGCATCCCGTGGATGGCCCCCGGCATGCTCAGCCTGCACCACCTGGGCAACTTCAAACTATCCGCCCTGCTGGCCGCCGAGCACGGCGCCAACCATTACGGGTTTTTCAGCAGCCCCGACGGCGCCCCGCCCATCGGCGTGGAAGACGCCACCACCGGCGAAGCCATCAGCACCACCCAGCCCGGCACATTCGACACCCTGCCCGCCGGCGTCACCTTCCAGGCCTACGACAGCAAATACCCCGAGCAAAACTTCGGCCCCTTCGTCAAAACCACCCTGCAGCGCATTGCCAGCGGGTGGGGCGTGGCCTACCACGCCCTGGCCAACGACCTGGAGGGCGTCAGCTTTTCCAGCATCCGCAGCGGCACCCTGGCCGAGCGTGACCGCTGGATGGCCGACCAGCAGTGGCTGATACAGGCCGTGCTGGAACGCATCTTCACCAACTGGCTGCAAAGCGCCTTACTCATGGGCGCCATCACTATGCCCAACGGTAGCGCGCTGCCCGCCGCCAAGGCCGCCAAATTCGCCCGGCACGAATGGCAGCCCCGCCGGTGGGATTGGGTGGACCCCAAAGCCGACACCGAAGCCAACATTCTGAAAGTGCGCGCCGGCCTCATGGCACCGCAAGACCTGGCCGCCAGCATGGGCTACGACTTTGACGATGTGCTGAGCAACATCAAAGCCGCGCAAGACCTGGCCAGCAGCTACGGCATCACCCTGCCAGCCTATGACAGCCTGCCCGGCGCCGTGGGCGGTGGCCAAGCCACCGCGCAAGACAACGCCCAGCCCGTGGCCCCCGCCAGCAAACAGCTGGACGATGTGCAAGCCCAAGTGCGCGAGCTGCACAAAATGGCGCGCGAATTTGCCGTGGCCGCCGTTGCGCAGTACCGCACGCAAGCCACGCAGCAGCCCCAGCCCATCAACGTGCAGCTGCAAACCCAGCAAATTGACACCGCCGTGGCCCGCGCCATGGACACCATCGCGGCCCAGGCCGCCGAACAAATCCGCCAGGTGGCCGACGCCATGCCCATCAACATCACCACCCCCGCGCCCGTGGTCAACGTCACCACGCCCGCCCCCGTGGTCAACGTCACCGCCCCGGCCGTCAGTTTTGAGGCCACCGTGCCCCAGGCCCAGGTGGTGGTGGCCCACCCAGCCCGCGCCGTGCAAACCGTTGAACGCGATGCGAACGACGAAATCCTGCGCACCGTCACCACCTACGAAGGCGCATAACCCATGGCCGACAATATTGAACTGAACCCCGGAGAAGGTGGTGCATTTGCTGCCACCGACGAGGTGGCCGGTGTGCATTTCCAGCGCATCAAACTCGACCTGGGGGCCGATGGCCAGAGCCAGCCTGTGGCCGGTGCCGTGCCCGTCAGCGCTGCAGCCCTGCCGCTGCCAACGGGTGCTGCCACCGACGCAACGCTGGCTGCCCTGCAAACCCTGCTGACAACCATCGCTGGCACCATAGGAAACTCAAACTCGCCGTATGTGTCCGGCAGTGCCGGGCAATTGATGCTGGCCCGCAGGCGTGACACCGACAGCAGCCCCGCTGCCGATGGGGACATGACCGTCATGAACCTGGACGAAGAGGGCCGACTGAAAGTGGCCAGCAAGCCCGCCAGCTACTCCGCCACAGTGGGCAACGTCACCAGCGCAACCAGCACCGTCGTCGTCAACACCGAGCGGTTTTCAAACCTCATGATCCACTGCGCGGGCACCTTTGCCGGTGCCAACTGCACGTTTGAGGGCTCGCTCAACAGCACCAACGGCACCGATGGCAGCTGGTTCGCTGTGCAGGCCATCCGGTCAAACGCCAACACCATCGAAACCACCACCGGCGTGCTGGCGGCAGCCCCTGCCTATGCCTGGGAGCTGTCCGTCAACGCCCTCAAGTATTTCCGCGTGCGCGCCACCGCCTGGACCAGCGGCACCCAAGTGTGGACGATGATCCCCGGCACCTACGCCACCGAGCCCATCCCCGGCGCTCAAATCAGTGGTACCCAGCCCGTCAGCGGCACCGTCACCGCCAACCTGGGCGCAGCCACCACCCGTGCCGGTTTTGTGGCCGGTGCAGGCATCTGGTATGACGACAGCGCCACCGTGCTGGCCGCCAATGCCACATTCACCGGCACCAGCCGCGACCTGACCGTGACCGCCACCGCCACCGCCATGGCCAACGCCGCCACCTACGCCAAAGAAGTGCGCGTGTCGGCTGAATCAGATCAAAGCGGCACCCTGTGGGTGGAATACAGCCGCGACAACACCACCTGGCGCCGCGCCAAAAGCGCAGCCACCGCCGCTGTGGCCGGTGGCGGCCAGTTCGCTGAAATCATCCTGCGCCCATCCTGGCGCTACCTGCGCGTGGGCTTCACCAATGGCGCCACGCTGCAAACCCGCTTTACCATCAATTCATTGCTGATCGCGGCCTAGCCATGCACACCTGCCCCATTTGCCAGCAACCCGTTGACACCAGCACCCAGGCGCACGTGGTGGGGGCCGATGGCCGCGTGTACCACCCCGATTGCTACACCGCCGAGGCTGACCAGCCCGCCAACCCGCCAGCCCCCGCGCCAGCGCAGGGCGGGTAAGCCATGCTGCTGCTGTTCCGCACCCTGCTGCAGCAGGTAGCCCCGCCCGAGCCACCCGCACCACCCACCACCGCAGGCAGCGCCGGCCCCATCAAGCTGCGCCGCCCGCCCGCCCCGCAGAACGCCCCATGGAAGTGGGTGCCATTCACGCCCGTGGCGCCTAAGCGCCCGCGCAAAAAGCGCGAGGCCGAGCTAATGTTTTTGGGCCACTGACGCCACCCACACCAAACGCCATCCCAACCCGCCCACCCCGGCGGGTTTTTTTTTTGCGCCAGCAACGCGCAACCATTCCCGCGTTTTGTAGGCGGTGGGAACAGCCCGGCGGTGCAATGCGCACCCATGAGCACACCCGCCACCCCCACAGAACCCCAGGCAACGCCCGGCCTGCCCGACATCCTGGCCCGCAGCCTGCCCGGTGGCCGCACCGAGCGTGCCCTGCAGGTGGAGCGCGCAGCCGTTGACGAAGCCGCCCGCACTGCCACCCTGGCCTTTGCCAGCGAATACCCCTACGAACGCCACTGGGGCATTGAAATTTTGGATTGCACAGCCACCGCCATGCGCCAGGGCCGCCTGCGCGCTGGTGCAAACCTGCTGTGCGACCACGACGCCCGCGATGTGGTGGGCGTCATCGAATCTGTCGAAATCGGCGCCGACCGTGTCGGCCGCGCGGTGGTGCGCTTTGGCAAAAGCGCACGGGCAGAAGAGGTGTTCCGCGATGTGGTTGACGGCATCCGCCGCAACGTCAGCGTGGGCTACCTCATCCACCAGGCGCAACTGGTTGAAACACGCGACGGGCTGGACTCCTACCGCGTGACCGACTGGGAGCCCTACGAAGTCAGCCTGGTTTCCATCCCTGCCGACCCATCCGTGGGCATTGGCCGCAGCCACCAGCCGGTGGCCGCAGCCGCATCGGCAGCGCAGCAGCAACCAGGCACCCCGGCAACCACCGCCACCCCCCAAACCCAACCCATTGAAAGCACCCGCACCATGACTGAAGCAGTCGTCACCACAACGGCCGAGCGCAACCACGCTGCCGAAATTTCCAAAATCGCCGCCACCATCCCCGGTGGTGCTGAAATGGCCATGAGCGCCATCCAGCGCGGCCTGACCGTCGAAGCCTTCCAGCGCGAAGCCCTGGAAAAAATGGCCGCCAAGCCCCTGCCCACAGCCGACATTGGCATGGACAACAAAGAGGTGCGCCGCTACAGCATGGTGCGCGCCCTGAACGCCCTGGCCAACCCTGGCGATGCTGCCGCGCAGCGCGCCGCCGCATTCGAGCGTGAATGCTCCGATGCCGCCGCATCCAAGCTGGGCAAGCAAGCCCGCGGCTTCATGGTGCCTTACGACGTGCAAAAACGCGACCTGCTGCAAGGCACCCCCACAGCCGGCGGCAACCTGGTGGCCACCGACCTGCTGGCCGGCAGCTTCATCGACGCACTGCGCAACGCCATGGTCATCAACGGCCTGGGCACCCGCATGCTGACGGGCCTGCAAGGCAACATCGCCATCCCCAAGCTGACCGGCAGCGCCACGGCCTACTGGGTGGCAGAAAACGCCGCCCCCACCGAAAGCCAGCAAACCGTTGGCCAGGTCACCATGTCGCCCAAAACTGTGGGCGCCTACACCGACTTTTCGCGCCGCCTGATGCTGCAATCCAGCATCGACGTGGAAGCCATGGTGCAGTCCGACCTGGCCGCCGTGCTGGGCCTGGCCATCCAGCAGGCAGCCATCAGCGGCACGGGTGCATCCAACCAGCCAAGCGGCATCCTGACGCAAGTCACGGCAACCGTTATCGGCGGCACCAACGGCCTGGCCCCCACATGGGCCAACATGGTGAAGCTGGAGTCTGACGTGGCCACCGCCAACGCCGACATTGGCAGCCTGGCTTACCTCACCAACGCCAAAGTGCGCGGCACCCTGAAAACCACCAGCAAAGTGTCCGGCCAAAACGGCTTCGTGTGGGAAGACGGCGAAGTGAACGGCTACCGCGCAGCCGTCACCAACGCCGTGCCATCCAACCTCACCAAAGGCAGCAGCAACGGCGTGTGCTCCGCCATCATCTTCGGCAACTTTGCCGACCTGGTGATTGGCATGTGGGGCGGCCTGGACCTGATGGTGGACCCCTACACCGGCAGCACCGCCGGCACCGTGCGCGTGGTTGCCCTGCAAGACGTGGACGTTGCCCTGCGCAACACCGTCAGCTTCGCCACCATGGTGGACGCCCTCACGGCCTAAGCCCGCACCGCGTAGCAGCCCACACCGCAACCCAGCAGCAAAACGCACCCGGCCATGTTCGTTGAAGACCACAGCGCCTTTTTTGCCGACTTCGGCCAACCCACCACCGTGGGCGGCCAGGCCGTGCAAGCCGTGTTCGACAACGGCTACGCCCTGGGCGCTGCCGGGCCATTTGCCGGCATGGGCATTGCCACCACACAGCCCCGCCTCACCTGCGCCACCGCCGCGCTGCCTGCCGACCCGGTGGGCGCCGCTGTGGTGGTGGGGGCGGCCAGCTACACAGTGGCCGAGCACCAGCCCGATGGAACCGGCATCAGCCTGCTGCTGCTGGAGGTGGCCGCATGACCACATTGATGGCCACCGCCACCGCCGCCATCACGGCCGTCCTGCAAGCCGCGCCCGCCGTGGCCCCGCAGGTGGCCCGTGTGCGCCTGCGCCCCCTGGGTGCTGCCACCACCACCGCCGTGGTGGTGCGCCCTGCGCAGGCTGAAGCCGCCGAGCAGCTGCTATCCGGCATGCCCATTCAGTGGGCCTGCCAGATTGCCGTGGAGTGCTACGCAAAAACCACCACCACCACCGCGCCCGATGCGGCCGTGGACAGCCTGCTGGCTGCCACCTACGCCCGCTTGATGGCCGATCCCACGCTGGGCGGTGCCGTTGGCCACATGCAACCCGTGGGCATTGCCTACGACTTCGATGTGGACGGCGAGCAAACCGCCTGCGCCATCCTGACCCTGCAAGTGCGGCAAACCGCCGCCAACCCCGCAGTTTTTTAAACGATTCCATCCCTTTAAAGAGGCACCAAAATGGCTTTTTATTTTCCCGAAGGCACCGCCATCTACTTCAGCAACACGCTGGGCAGCGCCGCCACTGTCACTGCCGCCACCAACGCCAACCCCACGGTGCTGACCACATCAGCCGCCCACGGCCTGGTGGACAACGACGAATTTTTGTTCACATCCGGCTGGGAAGACGCCACCGACCGCGTTTTTAAGGCAGACCAGCTGACGACCACCACGGTATCCCCCCTGGGCCTTGACACCAGTAACACGCAGTTCTATGGCGTAGGCGGCGGAACCGGCACCATTCAAAAGGTGTCCAGCTGGCTGCAAATTCCCCAAGTGTTGAGTGTTTCTACCTCCGGTGGTGATGCCCGATTTACCACCGTTGACCTGTTGGCCAGCCGAAACAGTATCAACATCCCAACGGGCTTCAATGCTGCAAACATGACGCTGACACTGGCCCACGACCCAGCCGCTGCCAACTATGCCGCGATGATGGCAATCAGCCGCACAAATGGGAAAGTGGCCATCAAGATGGTGATAGGCGGTGGCGCTGTCATGTACGGCTACGGGTACATGACCGTATCCGAAGCGCCTCAGCTCAACCGAAACCAGGTCAACCAAGTGCAGGCGGCCATCGCTTTCAACCGTCCCCCCATCAGCTACGCAAGCTGATCGTTTTCAGGGTAGGGCAGCGGCTGGGGTTTCCTGGCTGCCAGCGTTGCGGGCCTGTGGCGCGTGCCCTACCCACCCACCTACACAGGCCCACCACATCAACAGGCCCACCCCATACCATGGCATTCAAACTGCACATTGCCCCCAAACTGAAATTCAAGGTGCGCGGCACCATGAAAGACGAAACCGGCGCCGACCAGCCGTTCGACTTCACACTGACCGCCCAGCGCCTGGACGCTGACACCATCCGCGCCCGGCTGAAAGACGAAGCCGAGGCCAGCCTGGCCGACTTCCTGGCCACCGTGCTGGAAGACTGGCAGGGCATCAAAGACGCCGACGACAAGCCCCTGCCATTCACCGACGACAACCTGCGCGCCGTGTGCAAAGTGCCCGGCCTGGCCCCGTTGATGTTTCAAACCTACTTTACCGAGGTAGGCGCCAAGGCAAAAAACTAAGCGCCCTGGCCACCGCCGCCGCACAAGCCCATGCACCGCACCAGCAACCCGACGCCAGCCTGCCCCCCGTGTGGGCGCAAGCCATTGCCGGCCTGGGGCTGGATGCCGAGCAAAAAGCCGCCAGCGCTGGCCAGGACGACACCCACTACCTGTGGCCTGAGTGCGTGCCCATCTGGCACGCCTGGCAAGCGGTGCAAACCCAGTGGCGCACCGGCATGGCCGGCGCCACCGGCCTGTGCTACAGCGGCGTGCGCGCCTGGCTGGCAGACAACGGCCCGCCCGATGCTGACGACCGCCGCGAATGGTGGGCCTGCATCCAGGCGGCCGAACGCGCCACGCTGGACGTGTGGGCCGAACAGCGCCGCCAGCAAGAGCAACAGCAACAGCACCCATAACCCCCACACCACCCGCGCAACAGCCGCGGGCGCCCACGCATGAACGCCACCAGCACCATCGGCATCAAACTGGCCATCGACGGCGCCACCCAGGCCGAGGCCCAACTGGGCCGCGTGGGCAGCAGCATGCAGCAGCTGGGCAACGCGGCCGATGGCATCCGCAGCAGCCTGGGCCAGCTGGCCGGCGCATTTGCCGGCGTGGTAAGCGTGCAGCAATTCATGCAGGCGGCCGATGCCGTCACCGCCCTGCAAAACAACCTGCGCCTGGCCACCGGCAGCACCGCCGCCGCCACCCAGGCGTTCGATGGCCTGTTCCAAGCCGCCCAGCGCAGCCGCACCAGCTTCACCGAGCTGGGCAACACCTATGCCAGCATTGCCAGGGCCAGCGAAAGCCTGAAGCTAAGCCAGGGCCAACTGCTCAGCCTGACTGAAACCATCGGCAACGCCATCACCGTCAGCGGTGCCAGCGCCCAAGCCAGCCAGGCCGCCCTGGTGCAGCTGGGCCAGGGCCTGGCCAGCGGCACCCTCCGCGGCGAAGAACTGAACAGCATCCTTGAGCAAACCCCCCGCCTGGCCAAAGCCCTGGCCGATGGCCTGGGTGTCAGCACCGGCGCCCTGCGCAAGCTGGGCGAAGAAGGCAAGCTCACCGCCGAGGCCGTGGTGGGTGCCCTGCAAAGCCAGCAGAAAGTGCTGGCCCAGGAAGTGGCCACCAGCGTGACGACCGTCAGCCAGGCCTACACCCAGCTGCAAAACGCCGCCACTGCCCTGGTGGGCACCATCGATGCCGCCACCGGCAGCAGCGGCACCATGGCCAGCGCCATTCAGGCCGTGGCCGCCAGCCTGGGCGACATTCAAAGCGCCTTCAAAGGCGTGAACGCCGAGGCTGGCAACTTCCAGCCCATTGCCGATGGCATCGGCGTGGCGTTTGAGGCCATCAGCGTGCTGGGTGTAAACGTTTCTTTTGTGATGAAAGCCATCGGCCGGGAAATAGGCGGACTTGTTGCGCAAGCAGAGCAGTTCGCCCGTGGCGGTGGTTTGATACCAATGGGCTTGGACGCGCTTATCAACGGTTCATCAAAAGAGTGGAACGCCATTAAAGCAATTCGGGCTGAAATGGTTGCCGACGCCGAAAAAGCCCGGGCAGATGTGGATGCGCTGAGCGAGCGCATCGTGCGCGCCCGCCAGCTGCGCAACCTGGCCGAAAGCGCCAACGCCGGGCTGGACTTTTCCGCAGAAAACGCCCGCCTGGCCCGCCAGGCCGGCAACACCGTGGCCGCCCCGCTGGACTTCAGCAAAGTGGGCACCACCGCCAAAGCCGCCAAAAAAGAGGTAGACGAATTCGCCGCCGCGCTGGATCGCGTGCTGGCCAAAGACAGCGGCTTAAACAGCGATTACGCCAAAACCCTGGAAACGCTGTTTGCCGGCTACCAAAAAGGCCGCATCAGCGTGGAGGGCTACGCCGACGCCGTGGCCAAGCTCATCAGCCAGCAGCCGTTTGTGAAACAAGGCCTGGAAGCCCAAGCGCAAGCCGCCGCTGCCGCCAATGCCGCCTGGGATGAGCTTTTCGAGGCCCAGGAACGCGCCCGCCTGGCCAATGAAAAACAAATCGAAACCGCCCGCACCTACCTGGACCAGGTGCAATTCGAAACTCAGCTGCTGGGCCTGAACGCCGAGCAGCGCGCCCTGGCCACCGCCGTGCGCGAGCTGGAATCGCAAGGCATCAAAGAAGGCACGCAGGCCTATGCCGCGTACATCGACAAGATTAAAGAGGCCATCCGCCTGCGCGAAGGCAAAGCCGCCGAAATCAAGGCCGCCGACGATGCAGCCGCCGCTTGGAAAAAAGCCAGCGAAGACATCGAGCGCAGCCTGACCGACGCGCTGATGCGCGGCTTCGAAAGCGGCAAAGGGTTCGCAGAAGTGCTGCGCGACACCGTGGCCAACATGTTCCGCACCCTGGTGCTGCGCCCCGTGGTGCAAGCCATCGTCAGCCCCTTGGCGGCAGGCATCACCACCGGCCTGGGCATGCCTGGCGTGGCCAACGCTGCCACCGGCGCGGGCAGCGCCCTGAGTGGCGTCAGCGGCCTGGGCACCATTGGCAGCACCCTGGGTGCATTCGGCACTGGCCTGGGCGCAGGCGGCAGCATGATTGCCGGTGGCGGCATCAGCGGCTGGCTATCGGCATCCACCAGCCTCATCGGCACCGGCACCGCAGCAGGCGCCGCCGCTGGCCTGGGCGCGCTGGCCGGCCCCATTGGCGCCGTGCTGGCTGTGGCCCAGCTGGTCAAATCCCTGGACGACAGCGGCACCTACCACACTGGCGGCCTAGGCGGCTTCAGCCGCGCCGGCGGTGCCGTGGTGGGCGATGCCGCCAAAGCCGCCGGCTTAGGCTTTGACCTGAACAGCCGCGACTACACCGCCAGCGGCCAACAGGCAGCGGTGGCCATGGCCAAAACCATCACCGGCATACTGGACCAAACCGCCACCACCTTCGGCCAAAAAGCCGGCTACTTTGCTGCTACCGCCTTTGCCGATGACACATCCAAGGACGGCGCATGGGGCGCACTGCTGCTGAAGCTGGGCGACCAAATGCTGATCGACTGGCAAAACGGCACCGATCGCTGGCCCGGCCGCGAATTTGCCAACGGCGAGGCCGGCGCCAAAGAATACGCCGCCGCCGTGGCCACCGATGTGCGCGACTACCTGCTGACGCAAACGCCCGATTGGGCCGACGCCATGCTGCAGGCCCTGGGCGAAGCGCCCACGCTGGAGCAGCTGGGCGAAACCGTGGCGCAAATCAACGCCGCCCAAATGGCGCTGGATGGCATGGGCCGTGCGTCCGAGGCATTCGCCGCCGTGGGCGAAGACGCCGCCAACACCCTCATCAAAGCCCTGGGCGGTGCGCAAGCCGCCGCGCAAGCCATGGGCAGCTACTACAGCAATTTTTACAGCGACGCCGAGCGCCAGGCCATCACCCGCAGCCAATTGACGGCCGCCGCGCAATCGGCCGGCATCAGCGCGCTGCCCACCAGCCGGCAGGGCTATCGCGACCTGGTCGACAGCACCCTGGCCAGCGGCAACACCGAGCTGGCCGCCGCCCTCATCCAGTACAGCGATGCATTCGCCAGCGTGACCGACAACATTGCCGCCCAGGCCGCCACCGTGCAGCAAGCCGCAGCCCGGCCCGACACCAGCGTGCTGGACGGCCTGCGCGAAGAAGAAGCCCGCCTGCGCATTGAAGAGGCCCGCGCCTTTGGCGACACCGCCGAGGAACTGCGCCTGCTGACCCTGGGCATGAACGCCTTTGAACGCGAGCTGTTCCTAAGCAACCGCAGCCTGGTCGACAACATCGCCGCCCAGCAGCGCGTCACCGCCCTGGGCGATGAGCGCAAGGGCCTGGAAATTGACCTGCTGCGCGCCCAAGGCAACACCACCGCCGCCCTGGCCCTGCTGACCGCCGGCATGGGCGAAGCCGAGCGCGCCGCCTACCTGTACAACGAAGGGCTGCGCACCCAAATCAAAGCCGCAGGCGAAGCCAACAGCCTTAACCAGCGCCTGCTGCAAGCCACCGGCAACACGGCAGAACTGCGCCGCCAGGAGCTGGCCGCGCTGGAGCCAGCCAACCGCGCCCTGCAGGAACGCATCTGGGCCATTGAAGACGAAGCCACCGCCTACGCCACCCTGCGCAACACCCTGGCCACGCTGACCGACAACGCCGAGGCCGAAACCAACAGCGTGTTGGCCGCCCTGCAACAGCAGGCCGCCACCACCCGCAAAAACTGGCAAGACACCCTGGCCATTGCCCGCGACCTATCGCAAGAAGTGCGCGGCGTGTTCGACACCCTGCAAAGCGGTGCCGATGGCCTGTTTGCCAGCGTGGAAAGCAACCGCCCGCTGCAAGGCCAGCAGGCCCAGCAATTCATCGCCACCGCCCTGGCCGCCGCCCGTGCCACCGGCGCGCTGCCTGAACAAAAAGAACTGTCCCGCGCCATCAGCCAGGCCACCGCCGGGCTGGACGCCACCCAATACGCCAGCCAGGCCGAGGCCGACTTTGCCCGCCTGGTGCTGGCCAATGAACTGCGCGACCTGCAAGCCATCAGCGGCGACCAGCTGACCGAGGCCGAGCGCCAGGTAAAAGCCGCCGAAGCCACGCTGACCGCGCTGGACGACCTGCTGGCCAACGCGCAAGAGCAAATAGACGCCGTGCGCGATGTGTCCAAACACACCGGCACCACCGCGCAGCTGATGGCGCAACTGCTGGCCGCACTGGGCCAGGAAAGCGCCATCAAAAACCAAATCAAGGCCACCAACCTGGTGGGCAGTGGCCAGGCCATTTACAACCTGGGCACCGGCGCAGGCACCAACGCCGCCGGCGAAGCCTTCACCGGCGCAGCCGTGGCCCAGGCCGCCCGCGATGCCCTGGCCGCCGGCGCCACCGCCCAGCAGCTGTACGCCACCATTCAAAGCAGCGGCTACAGCCTGGCCCAGGCCGAAAAAATCCTGGGCGCCACGCCCGGCAGCCTGGCTGACGAAGCCCGAAAAATGGGCCTGCCTGTGTTCGACATTGGCACCAACTACGTGCCGCGCAACACCCTGGCCATGGTGCATGAGGGCGAGGCCATCGTGCCCAAGGCATTCAACCCCTGGGCCAACGGCGCAGGCGCAGGCAACGGCCAGCGCATGGAACAGCTCACCCAGCAACTGCTGGAGCGCATCGCCGCCATGGAGGCCCAATTGGTGGAGGCCAACCGCCAGCACCGCCGTGCGGCCGACGCCGTGAACGGCAACCCTGAATACCCGATGGTTGTGGAAATCGCCGCATGAACATCATCACCCCCATCACCATCACCGACGCCATGGTAGGCGCAGGCACCACCGTGGCCGAGCCCAACACGGGCGAAACCGCATGGAGTGGCAGCAGCGTGGCCTACGTGGTGGGCGATGTGCGCATTCGCGCCACCACCCACCGCAAATACCGCTGCGCCGCCGCCCACACCAGCGCCGCCAGCCCCACCCCAGAAAACGATTCCACCCGCTGGGTAGACATTGGCCCAACCGACCGCTGGGCCCCGTTTGACATCTACACCAGCACCACCGTGCAGGGCACCACCAGCATCACCTACGTGCTGCAGCCGGGCTATTTCAACAGCCTGGCCTTGTACGGGCTGACCGGCACGCAATACAGCGTCACCGTCAAAGACGCCCCAGGCGGCGCCACCATCTACACCGCCGCCGGCTACCTGGCCGAAGACCCCCTGGGCTGGTATGAATACTTGTTTTCAGCGCCGCGCACCATCAACAAGCTGATTTTGCGCAACATCCCCATCAGGCCCACGGCCGAGCTGACGCTGACCATCACCGCCGGCAGCGGCCAGCCAGTGGGCATTGGCATGCTGGTGGTGGGCGACTACACCCCCCTGGTAGGCGATGGCGCCCAGTGGGGCGGCACCCTGGCCGGCGCCCAGGCCGAGCCGGTGACGTACAGCTACATCAAAACCAACGACGACGGCACCACCACCATCGTGCGCCGCCACGCCGCCACCAACCTGCGCGTGCAAGTGGCGCTGCCCCGTGAATACGCCGACCAGGCCCTGGCCGTGCTGCAGCGCGTGCTGGACACCCCCGTGGCCTGGGTGGCCACCACCGTCCAGGGCTACACCGGCCTGACCACCTTTGGCCTGGGGCAATCCAGCCCCGTGCGGTACGACAGTGCCAACACCGCCAGCATCGACATCAACGTAAAAGGGCTCATCTGACATGCCAACCACACCCCCCAGCATCACCGCGCTGCCCACCGCACCCGACCCGAACGACCGCAGCACTTTCAACGCCAGGGCCTACCCGTGGAGTGCAGCGCTTACCACCTGGACAACTCAGGTGTCGGCAGTGGCGGCCAACGTCAAAGCCAATGCCGACGAAGCCGAGGCCGATGCCACCACTGCCAGCACCGCAGCAGGCAACGCGGCCAGCAGCGCCACCCTGGCGCAGGACTGGGCCAGCAAGGCCAGCACGCCCGTCAGCGGTGGGGTGTATTCGGCCAAGTATTACGCCGAACTGGCGCAAACAGTAGTGGCCACCATTCCCAACGGCACCATCAACGACGGCACCACCAGTGGCACCAGCGTGTGGAGCAGCAGCAAGGTCAGCACCGAACTTGGCGGAAAACAAAACACCCTAGTCAGCGGCACCAGCATCAAAACCATCAACAGCACAAGTCTGCTAGGTTCTGGAGACGTGGCTGTGCAGCCCACACTGGTATCGGGCACCAACATCAAGACGGTTGGCGGGCAGTCAATCCTTGGCAGTGGTGATCTGACGGTGGGCGGCATCCCCAACATCGTCCGATCTGCCCGCACATCAAACACCATCCTTGGCGCTGCCGACAAAGGCACGCTGATTGACATCACCAGTGGCACGTTTACGCAGACATTCACCGCAGCGGCAACGTTGGCAAACGGCTGGTGGTGCTACATCCGCAACGCCGGGACGGGAGACATCACGCTCGACCCAAACGCCAGCGAAACCATCGACGGGTTGACCTCGTATGTCATGTACCCCGGAGAAGTTCGGCTGGTGCAGTGCGATGGTTCGGCGTTCTTTTCCGTCGTACTCAGTGCATTCAACAAAGAGTTTTCGGCTTCGGGTACTTTTACCAAGCCACCCGGTTATCAGTTGTTTGATGGCTTTGCGTGGGGAGCCGGTGGCGGCGGGTCAAAGTATGCAGCCAATGGTGCTGGTGGCGGTGGTGGTGCATGTGCGCCTTTCACTTTGCGTGCCTCGGTTGTTCCGCCCTCCGTTTCCGTCACCATCGGTGCAGGCGGGACAGGTAAAAGCGGCGCAGATGGCAACGGATTGACAGGCGGCAACACCACGTTTGGCTCCCTGCTGACGGCCTATGGCGGCTCAGGTGGGGAAAGTGGTCAGGGCGGTTCTGGCGGTGGCGTACTTAGTGCGGCATCAGGTGGCACGCCGGGACAGCCTTATACAAGTGGATCGCTCAGAGAAAACCCCGGTTTTGGTGGCGCAGCGCCAAACGGTTATGACAGTGCATACGGTGGCGCGGCTGGTTCTTCCAGTGCTGGCGGCAGGGCATACGCTGGCGGTGGTGGCGGCGGCGGCTATACCGGCGCGGCAGGCGGTTTGAGTGTTCTCGGGGGTTCAGGTGGTGCTGGTAGCAGTTCTGGCACCGCTGTTGCTGGAACGGCCCCGGCAGGAGGTGGCGGTGGAACATCTACCGGCACTGGTGGGAATGGGGCAAGGGGTGAATTGCGTATTTGGGGAGTTATCTGATGGCACGCTATCTCATCATTGAAGGCGGCGTGGCCGTCAACTGCATCGAAGCAGATTCTCAGTTTGCAAAGTCAATCGGTGCCGTGCCGGCTGGTGATGCAGGAATAGGCTGGTTGTGGGATGGAAAAGCATTCGCACCGCCACCACCACCAGCCCCCCCTGCGCGTACCCGTGCCGATGTACTGGCCGATCTGGCAGCCATTGACGCTCGCAGCATCCGTGCTTTGCGTGAGGGTAACGCCACTCGAATTGCCGAGTTAGAGGCTCAGGCCGTTGCACTTCGTCAAGAGCTGGCAGGGCTATGAAATCCGTTGACCTTCGTTCCAACTACGAACAGGTCTACCACCAAGGCCAAGACCCTTCGTGCGGCCCCTTTGCCGTGGCGAATGCGCTGGACTGCATATGGGAGCGTGCAACGGGCAGGCAGACCCGGTTTGACCCGTATCACCTGTGGGATTGGTCGCGCTGGCATCGTGGGTTGGCTGGTGTCAGCACCGGCTCTACGTTCGACTCTCTCGAAAGAGCCACCAGGCTCAACGGGATGAAACTGGGTAACGAGGTTTTGATGGGCTTTCAGCTTGTCCGCACAAACGTCAGTGACCGCAGTTATGCCGAGGTGAAGCGCCTGCTGTGCTTCGGCGTGCCCGTCGTCATGGAGATCAAGGTTACGCCCGATGTGGACAACCTGACCGGACCGTGGCGCACACACCAGATCAGCACTGACACGTCCGTCACACGTGGGCAGCATTATGTGTCCATCGTTGGGTATGACGATGACGCAGGGCGCTTTCTGGCCGAAAACAGTTGGGGCGCAGGCTGGGGAGATGATGGGTTTTTCGGCATCCCGTATGACCGCATGCCCATGCTCACCGAAAGCCTGCAGCACTTCAACCAGGCACCCATCCACCCAAAACCCGTAGAGGGCTACACCGTGACCGTTCCCATTCTGCTGACCGCCGACCGCGCCGCATTCACCGACCGCGCCGCCCCCGCGCTGCTGCGCCACCTGATGGACGCATTCGGCACAGGCGGCGCCCAGGCACTGATTGCCGAGTGCAAAGCCTGGGGCGTGTCAGACAAGCATCTGGAGGCCCTGGCCAATTGGCCCCGTGGCAGCGTGCGCGCATTTCAGGCCGACAACCCCGGCCTGGACTGGGTCGGCTTTGTATTCGACCAACTTTGAAACACCCGCAAGGGCCATTGCCTATGACCGACCACGCCGCACCACCAGAAAACGCGACCCCGCCGCCCGACGCGGCCACCACCAGTGCCCAAGCAAACACCGCCACCCCTAAGCCCTACACCGGCCCGGAGCGCCGCAGCAGCATGCGCATCTGGCAGGAAAAAGTTGACCGCCGCCTGGAAGACGGCGATAAGCGCATGAAAACCCTGGCCGCTGACCTGGAAAGCAACACCGCCGCCACCCAGGCCATCAAGTCAGACACGGCCGAGCTGGTGGAGCTGCTGCACAGCGTCAAAGGCGCATTCCGCGTGCTCGACATGCTGGCCAGCCTCGCCCGCCCGCTGGGGTTTCTGGCCGCTGCAGGTGTCAGTTTTTGGGGGCTGTGGACAGCCATCAAAGGCGGAGGCGGGCCGAAGCTGTGAGCGCCACCCACCACGCCACGCCACGCGCCACGCACGCCAGCGGCAGCCTGCGCAAAATCACCAGCCAGGCAGACAACCGCATGCGCACCCGCACCGCCAAACAGCAGCTGGCCGATGCCCTGGCCGCCAGCGTTGCCGAGCGCAAGCCGCCTGCATTCCCCGCGCCGGATGATGGCGACAATGACAGCAGCCTGCGCGCCAACATGCTGACCTGACCCAGCAATATGGCCGCCCTCATTGCCCGCCTGCAGCGCAGCCCCAGCACCGACCAGGGCACCTTTGGCCGCCTGGCCTTCGGTGGGCATGTGCTGCACACCACCGAGCTGCCCTGGCGCAACAACACCCGCCAGCGCAGCTGCATACCGCCCGGCGCATACGCCTGCGCGCTGGTGAACAGCCCCAAATTCGGCCGCGTGTACGGCGTGGCCAACGTGCCAGGCCGCAGCCATGTGCTGATTCACGCAGCCAACCTGGGCGGCGATGTTGACCAGGGTTGGCTAACCCAGCTGCACGGCTGCATTGCCCCGGCCGAGCGCCTGGGGGCCATGCGCATACCCGCCACCACCACCCACCCGGCACGCATGCAGCGTGCGGGCCTCATCAGCCGCCCGGCACTGGCCACCCTCATGGCCTGGGCAGGCGGCCAACCCTTTACGCTGGAGATCACCGAGCCATGATTACCGCCATCCTTTCCATTCTGGGCAGCAGCGCCGTTGGCAGCCTCATTGGCGGCGTGTTCGCCTTTTTGAACCGCAAAGCCGACATTGAAGGCAAGCGCCTGGACAACGAGCACGCCCTGGCCATGCGCAGGTTTGATCTGGACATCGCTCAGGCCGAAGCGCAGGGCAAGCTGGAGGTGGCCATTGTGGAAGCCGATGGCGCAATCGAAAGCGCCCGCATGGTGGCCATTGGCAAAGCCAACGCTGCTGATGAGCTCAGCGCCGGGCAAATAAAAGCCGCTGGCAAGGTGGGCGGCCTGCTGCTGGTGTTCACCGATGTGCTGCGCCGCCTGATTCGCCCCGTCATCACCATCGCCCTGGTGGGCGCCGCTCTGGTGCTGAATTGGGTGCTGATCGAACGCCTGGCCACCACCTGGCCCAGCCTCACGCCTGCGCAGCAACTGGATGCCGCCATGCAGGCCTTTGCCTGGATCACGGGCCAGGCGTCAATGGTGCTGGGCTACTGGTTCATCAGCCGAGGCCAGGCTGGCGGCCGCTGATGCTGTATTACATGGCCTGGATGCCGTGGGTGCTGTGCTGGGCCGCCTGGCCCGCCCAGCCCGTCGGCTGGCACGCCGCACCCCCGGTGCGATAATCGGCACCAACAGCAGGCCCGCAAACGTGGGCTTTTTTAAGCAGCCCCCGCAAAAGCCCCACGAATCCGGCGCAAATGGCTTGAAATAAGGGTTTTCGACCCCGGTTCGAGGCACCACAGACTGTGCAGGCATGTGCAACGCATGCCACAAACCGCACAAAATCAAAGGTTTAAGACAGCCGCCAGGCTGGTACAGTGCGGGTTTTGCACACCTTTGCACATCGTGTGCCCACGAAAACCCCACAGCAACCCCCACGAAAATGGCCGAGCCGAAAAAGACCGCGCAGGGCACCTGGCGCGTAATGATCGAGGTGCGCGGCGTGCGCGACAGCAAAACGCTGCCCACCCGGCGCGAGGCCATCGAATGGCGCGACCGACGCGTGATGGAGCTGCGCCAGGCCGCCGTTGCGCCACCTGTGCCGCCGGGCGATGCGCACACGCTGCGCCAGGTGCTGCGCCGCTATGCCGATGAGGTGACGCCCGCCAAGCGCGGCAACGCCAAGGAATCGGTGCGTTTACGGGCGTTTGAGCAGCAGTTTGTGGGCATTGACACACCAATTTCAAAATTGACGACGGCCGATCTGGCCGCCTGGCGTGATGCCAGGCTGAAAATCAACGCCCGTGGCAGTGTGCTGCGCGACATCAGCCTGCTGTCGGCGGTGCTGGAAACCGCCCGGCGCGAGTGGGGCTACATTGCCACCAACCCCATGGCCGATGTGCGCAAGCCCGCGCAGCCTGACCACCGCGAGCGCGTGATTGCCCCGTGGGAGGTGCGCCGCATGCTGCGCGCCCTGGGCCACCAGGTGCGGCCCCCGCACACCGTGCGCACCGTGGCGCAGGCCGTGGCCATGGCATTCCTGGCGGCGCTGGCCACCGGCATGCGGGCGGGTGAACTGTGCGGCCTGCGCTGGGCCGATGTGCATGCCACCCACTGCCACCTGCCGCTGACAAAAAACGGCAGCTATCGGGATGTGCCGCTATCCCCCGTGGCCGTGCGCCTGCTGCAGCGGATGCGCGGGTGGGACAATGCCCTGGTGTTTGGGCTGACCAGCCAAACGCTGGATGCGATGTTTCGCAAATACCGCCAGCGCGCCGGGCTGGATGGGTTCACTTTCCACGATGCCCGCCACACGGCGGCCACGCGCATGGCGAAGAAACTGCACGTGCTGGAGCTGTGCAAGGTGTTTGGTTGGCGGCGCATGGACCAGGCGCTGACGTACTTCAACGCCCCGGCGGCTGATCTGGCGCGGAAGTTGGCCTAGTTGCCAGGGAAAACGAGGTAATTTTGCGTCGGCTTGTCGGGCCGTGCTCTGTGCACCCACCCGTCTGGCCTGGGTTCGCACAGCTCCATTATCTGTATTTCATCGACTTCCATCAGGGCGCACTCGCTGTGCAGATAGTACGCCACTTGCAGGTTTTGTGGCTGCGTCTGAAGGTGCGCGATAAGTTCTGCGACTGTCATGGTTGTGTAGCTCCGTTCCTAAGCTCCCACGCTACCACATCCGCCAGCGCCCATTTGCCATCAGGGCCTGGCCGTGGAAACCGGGCGTCGGTTTTCAGGCGCGTGCCCAGCGTGTTGCGGTGGATGCCCAGGCGCTCGCACAGCTCGGCCCGGCTAAGCCTGCGGCCGGTTTGTGCCGTCAGCGTTTGGATGGTGGCCGTCAGCACCGCCACAGTGGCAGTCAGTGCCTGCAGCTGGTTTGCAATGGCTGTGTCTGTCATGGTTTGTAATTCCTCACGGCTTCAATCGCTGCGCTGCTGATGTCGTGCGCCCCCGCAAACTGCCACCACTGCGGCAGCTGCGCGCCGGCGTCGGCCATTTCGCGCTGGAATCTGGCCAGAATGGCCTGCTGTTTTTTGGTGTAGGGAATGGCCCCGCGTGTTTGTGGCACGCACTGCGCGGCATCCCTGATGGCCTTTTCCATGGCCACCCTGGCAATCAGCGCAGCGGCCTCCCACCCGGCCACATCCGGCGAAACGGGGTAGGCATAGCGCCGCATTCCATCGCCGCTGGCATATTCCAGCCGAAACTGGCCGGGCTTCAGCAGGTCATGCTCATACGCCCAGCGGCTGCAGCTGTAGGCCAGCTCGTAGGTGGTGCGCTTTCCGCGCATCACTTTTCTGTATAGGGCTTCGGTCATGTCAATCCTCCGATTGTTTGGGTGACGGTGGCTGGGGTAAGCGGCCCCAGTGCTGGGCCTGGGCGCATGCGCTCTCATCGCCGCCCGCAGCACCTGCCCCAGACTTGAGACAGCCGGGCTTCTGCGCCTTTGGCTTTGCACTTGCCACCGTCAAAAACCTGTCAGGCCTGGCCGGTGCTGCCAAAACCACCCGCGCCGCGCTCAGTCAGCGTCAGCTGCTCCACCACCTCAAACTCCACCCGTGGCACGGGCACCAGGCACGCCTGTGCAATGCGGTCGCCTGTGTTGATGCGAACTGGGAAGCGCCCGATGTTTTTCAGCATGACTTTCACTTCGCCGCGGTAGTCACTGTCAATGGTTCCGTGGAAAGCCTCTATTCGGTGGTTGAATGCCAGTCCGCTTCGGCTGCGTATTTGCAGCATGTAGCCATCTGGAATCTCAAAAGCCAATCCGGTGCCGATCACCATCTGGTCGCCAGGAGAAATAAACCATGTAGTTGGAAGTGCTTCGGCGGTGGCTGCATGCAGGTCAAAGCAGGCCGCGCCTTCGGTGCCGTAGGTGGGGGCTTTGGCGTTGGGGTGTTGAAGTTGGATTTTGAGTTTCATGGTGTTTTTTGCCTTCTGGCGCTTTATTTGTAAGCGGTTGTAGCTATTGTTTATGCCGTGCTTTAGATTTCATGCGGTCAAACGCTGATTACGATGGGCTCGCTCGCAATGACCTGGCCCCCGGCTGACTTCACGCGGGCCGTGGCCAGCCGCCAGGCTTCCTGGTATTCGCCGTAGCTCACCTGTTTGAGCTGGTATGTGTGCACCGTCACCAGGGTGTTGATGGCGTCGATTTCCGCCGCGTACAGCGTGGGCTGCTTCCATGGGCGGGTTTCGTTCGCGGTGGCCCTGTCATTGATCGCTTGCAGCGCATCGTGTGCAGCGTCAAGCTGGGCCGTCAGCCCGCGCACCACGCCCCCCGCCTCAATCGCCTGGCCCACGTTCAGCGCACTGCACAGCACCAGCCACTGCCGTTCAACCAGCAGGCCTTTGCGCGCCTGGTTGACAGCGTGGCGCATGGGCTCGGTGATGGCCTTCAGCTCGCGGTGCAGCAACTTTGCGGCCCGGCTTTGCGCGTCAGCCATGGCATTGTTGAAACCGCCCTCGCGCATGGCAAATGCTCGGGCAGCCTGTTGCTGCTTCATCCGCTTAAGGTGGTGCAGAGTGGTCATGCTGTCATTCCTTTGGCGCGCTGAACAAGTTGCACAACTGCTGCCGCAGCTTGCAACGCCACAACGCCGTTGCCGCAGCACTTGAGGCGCTGGGGGCGGCAATCGTCCATCCGGTGGGCCAGCCCATCAACCACTCGGTGAAAGCTGGGTTCAAGCGCCGGGGCGAGGTGTGGGTGGTGCTGGATGATGTTTGCCCAAGCTGGGTCGGCTGGGCCTGTGGCGAAAAGTGGTGTACCGCTATGTCGGCACTGCTGATCTGCGGATCGCTCGGCTTGCGCGTTCCATCCACAATGGGCGGTTTGCTTTTGTGTTCGATCACATGTGCATTCGGCGTCGGCCAGTTGCTGGCCTGTTCCCGAATGTCCGGCCCCATCTTCCCGTTGCTGTAAGTGCTGGTGTTGCAGTTGGGTGTGGCCCATTTCGATGCATTCCGGCTCAAGTTCGCGCCCTGGGTGCTGTGCAAATCCGCCGCCGGCCTGCGCCCGTCGTGTGCGTTTGGTGTGGCCCAGTGCTTCGTTTGGCTTTCCAGCCCCACAGTGCGTTTCTGGCCGTCCTCCGTCATGCCCTTGCTGGCCACCAGTTCCGCAGACACTGAGCGCCCGCCGTTCGGCACGTTCGGCGTCAGCCAATGCTCGCCACGCCCAGCAAAACCAGCGCTCCCGCCCATGGCTGGCACCCACGCTGGCCGCTGAAAGAGTGACCCATTCCGCATGCCACCCACGGTCGGCCAGTTCTCCCAGGACGCGGGCAGCTGCGCGTTCGTGCAGTTCGCCTTCGGCTTCGTCCACAACGGTGGAGGTGGCAGAAGCGATGCCTGCGACGTTCTCCAAAAACAGGAGCCGCGCACCGCAATCGTCGGCAATGCGGCAAATTTCAAAGAACAGCCCGCTGCGCTTGCCGTCAAGCCCAGCGCGTCGGCCTGCCAGGCTGAGGTCTTGGCATGGGAAGCCGCCAACGATGCAATCCACTGCGCCACGCCAGCGTCCAGCGTCGAGGGTGGTAACGTCGCTCCAGATAGGTGCTGCATCCAGGCTGCCTTCCTGCATGCGAGCCGCCAGGACTGCGGCCGCGTAAGCTTCCCGCTCAACGTAACAGACGGCGCGAGTCTCAATGCCCAAATATCCGAGCCCGGCTCGCAATCCTTCGCCAAGCTGGCCGACGCCGGCAAACAGTTCGATGGTATGTAGAGCCATGTCATGCAGCCCCCCGCATCAGCAGCCCACTGAACAGCCCGCCCGGCTGGATCACTGGCCAGGCAACGCCCTGGCGCACCTTGAAAACCAGGGTGGGATGCACGCCCAGCTCAGCCGCCAGCGCTTTGCCGCTGGCATCGCTGGCGCGAATGTAGGCGGCCTTTTCTTCAGACAATTTGCACCAGGGCATGGACCGGGCCGTGCGCCGGTTGATGAGGGTGCGTTTGGCGCGCACATCGGCGCTGGCATACCCGCGCAAGGCCGTGCCGGCCTTGTCGGTGGTGCGCAGGTGTTCCACGCATAGCGGGGTTTCACACGCCACCGTTACCAGGCGGCCACGCGCCAGGGTTTTTCGGGTGCGCTTTTCCCACAGCAAGCGGCGCAGGCTGGTGCCGCGCCACTTTGGCGACCCCACCTTGCCGCTGCCCGCCGTGGTGCTGACAGACCCCTGCCACACCAGGCAGCCGCCGCATTCCACCACCAGCGCCTGCTGGTGCAGCTGCGCCATGATCTGATCCAGCGTCAGCCCGTAGGCGGCTGAATAGCGCTTTGCGCTCATGCTGCACCGCCTTCCAGCAGCGTTCGCGCTGCCCGCCGCATGTCTTCAAGGGGTCGCATACAGTTTTCGCACGGCTCAAGCTGTATGACGCTTTCGTGCTTGTAGGCCCCGCTTGGCTCCCCTTCGGCATACCGAGCCAACCCCGTGAAGGGTTTGCTTGAAATCTCCAAGTTGTTCCCGCAAGTCGCGCACACAAATTTTGTGACGAGGTATTGCCTCATGCTGCACCGCCTTCTGCTTTGGCGATGGCTGCGCGGATTGCAGGAATGTCTTTGGCGGCCCGTGCTTCGCACCATGCCAAGTCATCACCCGGTTCTCGATCTGCGTCGCCTATGTCTGAAAGCGCAGCATCAGCCAGCTTCAACGCCTCCAGCAGTTCGTCGCGTTGTTCCGTCACTTTCAAAAAGTTTTTTCCAATAGTCTGAAGGAGGGTTTCCAGGTTGTCGAGAATCGCTGGCAGTGGGTTTGCTTCAATGTTTTCTGTGGTTTCGCCTTCCAGCATGTTCCAGCAAGCAACCAAACGGCGGGCGTTGGCTGCATCGTTCGCTGACACAGAGTTTGTCAGGCATGTATCCGCAATTGGCGTGTTTCCATTCGCTGTGTAGATGCTGTAACCGCCACGGACTACCAGCCGCCCCGGTGTGTGCTGCGCGCTCATACCACCACCCCCGCCTGCCGCGCATGCACCGACGGCACGCGCACGCCGTTCACCAGGCTGGGCAGCAAGTACGCCTCGAATCTGTCCGGCGTGATGCCCGGATTCGCCTTCAGCTCCGGCGCCCGGTACGTTTCGCGCACCGATGCCGCCGTGATGCGCGCCGTGGCCCGTGTGGGCATGCTGCCCACGGGGAACGAAATTCGGACGCCTGAGCCATTCACCCGCGTGAACAGCGCCGGGCCGCCTGGGTGCGTTTGCCAGTGTGCAGGCTCGTGCGTCTGCGCCTGAACAGGCGCCACGCCGCGTGCCCAGGTGTAGCGCGCGCCCTGGCCGCCTGCCGCGCCGGTGGATGTGACCTGCCCCACAGACAGCAGCTTTGCAGTCACGCGGCGCACGCGGTGCGCGGGCAGGGTGGTGGCTTCGCACAATTCGGTGTTAGTCAGCCCCCGGCCAGCCAGCGCTGCATTGCGCAGCGCGCCTTCAATGGCCAGGCGTTCGTCAGTTTTTTGGCGTTCAATTTGTGTAGATCGCATAACGTTTCAGGTGTGAAAAAAAGCAAAAACAGGTGTGTGGTGTGTGGGTGGGGCGGCGCTCAGAACAGCCAGGCGTCAACGCTGCACACGCGCATGCCCAGCTGTTTGGCAATGTGTATTTCCAGCTGCGCGCCCCGGCTGTGCTGAACCCCGGGCAGGGTGGCTACGGCATCGCAGGCCAGCAGCTTGACGATGGCCAGGCGCAGGTGGCGCGCCCATGGCGCGTCATCGGGCAGGGCGTCTTCAGCCGGGTTCACCACCTCAAACCCAGCGTGGCGCAGCACTGCAGCGCGGGTGTGAAAGGCGGGGTAGTTGAAATCCGGCAGGCCCGTCATGGGGCCGCACAGGTACAGTTTTGGCAGGGTGGTGGTTGTCATACGGTTTCCGGTGCTTTCACGCGGTAGCCGTGCCGCTTCAGCAGCGCTGCTGCCTGGCTGATACGCTTGGCCAGGCCTGCGTCATAGTCGTGGTTCCAGTAAAACTTGCCGTCTGAAAACTCCACCTGGCCTTTTTGCAGGTCGTTCTTCATCAGCGCATACACCAGACCGCTGGACCCGTCTATTTCCAGCGTGGCGGCAATGCTCAGCGACGACAGCGGGCCGTGCTGGCGCACCAGTTCACGGATCCGCGCTGTCAGTGTTTGTCCTGGTGCGCTGCATGTGGTCGCTGGTGCCGGTGCTGCCGGGTAGCGCTTGGCCAGGGCTTTGGCCATGGCTGTGAAGGGTGTGTGCGGTGTCATATCAGCAACTCCCGCTGCACGGGTGCATCCAGTTCGCGTTGCCAAACCATGATGTCCACGCTGGCATCATCCAAAGCCCGCAAGTGCGCCAGTGGCCCCCACTTTTGGCCCAGGCCGTTTTCCATGGTTACGTCACGAGCCAACACTTTGAATGTGCGTCCGTATGCGTTTTGCCAGGTGTTGGCGGTTTGCTGTGTGCTCATGCCGCCTCCCTTCCAGCCCGTGCAACGCGCTTTGCACCGGCCAGTGCATCCAGCGTGGCGCGTTCCAAGTCGGCCAGCGTGCCGCTGTTGCGCAGCACCTGGTCAATTCGGAAATTGATGCATTCGCTGGCATGCGCCCGCACCGGCGCCAGGCCTGGGCGCTCAACCATCCACACCTCGCCGCCCTGGGCGCGAATCCAGCCCGCCTCATTGGCAAAGCGCACATCACTCACCACAAACAACCGCCGCCCCTGGCCACGCAGCCCGGCCACGCGGGTGGCCAGCGTGCGCACCCAAAAGTCAGCGCCGAAATGCACCCGCGCCCATTCGGTGCCCAGCGTTTGCGCCAGGTGCCGGTACGACACGCCCAGGCCAGGTATGGCCGTTTCTTTCAAATCGCGGCGCTCCATGTAATCGGCGCTGCAG